CTCCGAATTTGTTCATGCGCTCTACACGCTTACCTACTAGTGTTAGTTTCATTCGTAATATTTGTTAATTGTTTGAATTACTTGGTTTATATCATTTGGAACTTTCAATTCATCGAACATTCCTTTAGGGGTTTTACCTGTAGTAGTGCCATCACTTTGTGTTCTAAAGTAATGCTTAATATCACCACTATGGTCTTTTTCTACATCTGTAAATAATACAATAGTAAACATACCCTCCATGTTTACTTTATCATCTACAAGCTTGCCTATAGTCTTAAACTTAAGCTTTCTATTACCTGACAGATCTGTGGAAGCTTCTGCATGACCAATCATTATAAATGTGATATCATCTCGCATATTCTTACCTGCATTTGCAATTTCCCATGCATGCAGACCTATCTCTGTAAATTTTTCAAATCCTTTCTCGTTAGCTCTACGCATAAATTCATTTGCCATAACATATGTAAAGTCATCAACGATAACTGTTTTAATATGCGGCATGTTTTCATCTACATGCTTTAGAGTTGCTACTATTTTGCCAGCATTATCTGTTGCAATATAGTTTCCTTTAGGATTATCCTTTGTTAATTGAGAATAGTTCTTTTTCCAACCTCTAAAAGGCATTGGTTTCTTAGCTACATTTATAATAAATGTAGAAGAAGGGTCCAATGTCTCTAAGCTAGTTGATTTACCAGAACCAGACTCTCCGATTATTAATATTTCTTGTGACATTTTATTAATTATTAAAATTTAGTTCTCCTGGTTTAATATACTCATCTATCTTACTATGTTTCAGGTTATCCAGCATTCCTAGTACAACTCCAGCTTCGCCCTCTCTGTTTTTTATAATATGCCAGTATATCATGGCCTGATTAGAGTCAAGGGGATTTGTTACAGGTAAACTGTTAGGTCCATAGCTTTGTAAATGAAGCATAAATGGTTTGTGTGATATAAGAACTACGTCTGAGCCGTGAAATACAGCATCGCTACCGAAAATATCTTTTTTCATTGGATATTGTGTAGTAGGATTTGCTATACGTTCAGCTCGTTCTATATCACGATTTAATTGACTCAAGACAACAATTATTATCTTAAGTTCTTTTTTAATGAGCATAAACATTTTATAGAGCTTAGTGAGTATTTCTCTCTCTGAAGCTCCTTGTGCTCCTTTGGTTAATAGAGTATGGTCTAAGAACACTACACTTCCATAGAAAGGGCCTTTTTTACCTTGCTCTTTCATATGAAATTCGTGTATAGTATTATAAATCTCCTCTACATTACCTGGTACGTCCACATAGTAGATATCATATGTATTTATGGTATCCTCTACAATAAACTTTGCTTTCTCAAAGCTATCATCTGTAAGCTTTTCATTACCTGAATACAGAGAAGAAGCTGTTATGTCAAGCTTGGAAGAAATCTTTCTACCTACTTGTTTCATTGACAACATCTCAAAGTTAAAAGATAATACTGAAAACTCTTCATTTGGGTTAAAATCAAACAGACTTGTCTCTAGCTCATTTGCTATAGAAGACTTGCCAGATCCAGACATGCCTGCAATGGTTACAATAGTACCCCATTCCATGCCGCCTGCTATCACCCTGTTTAATTTATTCCATCGTGTTTTAAGAGATCGTATTGTACCTTTTCTTCTTTGATCTATATACTGAATAATTTCATCGCTTGCTTTTTGAATATGCTTATAAGAAAGTTTTTTAGATAAATTTTCCGCCATAATTAATATCTTCTTTGTTTGTTTCTGTTTCTGAAGTCATTACGTTTAAAGTATCTCTCCATATGTCTTGCTTTAACCAATTCTTTAAAGTCTTAATATATACAAGACCTTTTGCTCGTTGGCGAGTAGTATAAAACTCTACAGCTTTTTGTAGATCTTGAGTAGACGACCTTCCAGATTGTATTAGAGATAAGTATATTTTCTTTATCTCTTTAGTACCCTCTTTAAGGTAGTCTACTCGTCCATCATTTCTTATAGCTTTGGTTGGATATGCAGAAAGAAAAAGAGTAAACTCTTTATCATATACATTCTCCGCCAAGTCTATAAGATCCTCGTCTCCTAAGAACGGATTATCAGATTTCGCATCCTGATAACTATCTACAAGGTCCCTAACGAAAGAGTTACCTTTTTCAGTAATGACCCACTTGGGAGTATCAAATAGATATCCTTTATCCTTTAAAGAATTTAATGTTTCTGTACTTATAGTTTCAATATTCTTACTATAAAGTTTAATTAGGTCTTTCTTATCATAAGAAAAACAATACAGTACAAAATATTCTTGAAAAGTTAGTTGAACATCCATAAGAACCTCAACAAATGGTTTACCGATTGCGATCATTTTTTTAAATTAAGTGTGTTAGTATATCAGCTTACATCACCAATGCTGTCTACCCACTTTACTGAATGATCTCCTTTAGTTCTTGTTCTTACCCATTTGACTTCTTGTGAACCTTTGACATACAAGTTTATATAAATAGCTTGTTTGCCGTCAACTTTCCTTAATGTCCTACCTGTTCTTTGGACGTTATCCAGAGCTTTTGAACTCCCTGCACAACATATTCCAAGGGAACAGTCAGGAACATTAAGACCTGCATTTAATGCCTTAACAGAGCTTAAAACTCTAATTCCAGTAGCATTTCCAAAATCTTCTAAAGTGCTTTTACGCACTGGTTTGGACATCTTACTATGAAATATAGAGCATGAACCGCTTCCAACTACAGTTTGAATTTGCTCTGCGAAATCTATACTCTCACTAAATATGAGAGTCTTTCGATCAGCAAACTTATCTGTAAGTTTTTTAACAGTTAAAAGCTTGTTAAATGCATTATAACACAATTGTTTTCTAAGGTTCATCATCTTATAGAAGATGATAGCAGTCTTTTTCTTATCCGTATCGTTACTTTTTAGTAGCCTACCTGCATTCTTAAAAGCTACAAACGAGCCTCCTAATTCTGCAGTACATTCTTTAAAAATCTTATCTATTCTATTATATTCCAACGCTTCTTCTGGAGTAAAACTAACTCCTAAGTTGTAAACAACATACGGTGATACAAGACCAAGATTTTTGGCCTGATTTAAATTTGTTGTTTTTACTACAGGAGCTATATCATCTAGATATACACGATATTCTGGAGTTTCTGGTAAGGTTGCAGTAAAGCAATATATCTTATCCCAGGTGTTGTTCTCGTAAAATTTTCGGTATTCTAAAGACAATGTAGTATGTACTTCATCTACAATCACAATATCCCAATGTCCTCCTATTGATTTATATGCAGATTGTATGCATTGAAACTCTATTCTATCTAAATAACTTTCATGTCCCCATTTCTTAAATTCATTTATCCATTCGTTATCTCTCAAATTTTCTGTTGGAACAATTACAAGTGCGTTTGCATTTATATCTTTAAAAGTATCAGCTATTGCTAATACTCCTATTCTTGTCTTTCCTAGACCTGTTGCCGCTATACTTGTACCTTTGTATCCTTTTGATTTCCAAGCTTTTAAGTGTTCATTCTGTAATTTATTTTTTTCTTCATTTATAAAATTTAATTCTGTCATTATTTCTCCCATTTATCCGTTATGTTAGGATCAGCTTTAAGCAAATCTGTGTTTAAAATTTGTTTAGCAGCCTCTTCCATAAGATTTCTAAGATTTTTTGCCCATTCTTCTGCAAAATCTTTATGACATACAGTATCAATCTGATCATGTACAGTCATAACTACTTTAACATTAAGGTTATTATCTCTTATATAAGCTCTAATAAGAACTAGGGCTAGTTTAGTCATATCAGCACCAGTACCTTGTATTGGTGTGTTTTTACTAGCACGTTCAATAGTGCCTAACTCTTTTTTCTTATCATATCTGGTTTCAATTCCAGGAAACCATTCATCAAACCATCTTATTCTACGATAAGGAGCAAATGTTTTAATATGACCATACTTTTTACCATAATTACCAAGAGATTCTAAGAATTTTTTAATAGAAGGAAATACACTAAAGTACTTCTCTATAAGACTTTCAGCCTCTTCCATGCTGATTTGCAATGTATCAGAGAGCTTTTGCGGTCCCATCCCATATGCTAAACCAAAGTTAATGGTTTTCACATTAGTTCGCAACCTTTTATGCTCTTTGCAATCACATTTCTGCTTTGCTGCTACAAATTTACAGTCAGATTCTGCGCTGCTAGCCCAATCTTCTCCGTACACAAGATCTGCACAGATAGAGTGGAGGTCTTCACCAAGTTCTAGTGCTTTTAGCCACACAGGGTCTTTAGAACCAACAGCTATAATGCACAATTCTTGAGAACTGTAATCTGCAGACACATATACATGGTCTTCTTCAGTTACAAAGCATCTTCTAAACTGATTATCAGCAGGTATTTGCTGCATATTAGGTTTAGATGAAGCAATTCGACCTGTAGTTAGTATCTGTTTAAAATTAGTATGAACTCTGCCGTCTTTTCCTACATTCTTTAAGAACTCTTGGCCATAGCTAGTAGCAAGCTTAGCAATTTCTTTATACTTTACATAGTCATTAATAAAAGAATTAGTAGACCTGTATTTATATAAATTTTTACCATTAACATCTTCAAGCTCAGGTATATCTGTTTTTAAAACATTAAGACATTGTAATGGACTAGACCATTTAACATCTACTTTTCTAAGTTCAGAGTTATCTATAAACAAATCCTGCTGTATATATTTCTTTCTAAATGCAGCATAGTTATCGTCAGTAAGTATATACTGATCTAGTTTATCTTCATAATTGTGCATTTCTTTATCTGAAATATCAGCTATTTCTGTCCATTTAGATATATCTAATTTAATACCATTAAACTCTACATCTGCTAATCCAAGAGCTGTCTCATTTTCTAAACCTGTGATTTCTGCTAAGTCATGCGTTAGTATAAGCTCATCCTGATGCTTCTTTATTAGCGTAAGATATTCTACATCCTTAGCACCGTATAATATTTCAGCATCGTCAAACGGCTGGCCTTTGAGATCTATAAATCTGTTTCTTATAGATTTGTCAACTATTAGATTTAAGTACCTGTCTGCAAGTGCAGCTAGGCTATATCTGTAGTTTAACTTGCCGTTATAAATAACCTGGTCTACTACCATAGTATCCCAAGTATTTTCTAGAACAATTCCTGTCCATTGTTTAATAAATTTATAATCAAACTTAACATTATGTAGTATTTTACATATAGTTGTTGATTGTAATATATCTCTTAATGGTTCTATAGATACTGCTCTAGTATCAATAACAAACTGATGTTCTTGATCTCCTATCTGAAACATAAGTAGTTTCTTAGATAGAAAATCAAGTCCTTCAGTCTCTGTATCTACTCCTAGTACTGTTTTAGACTCACAGTACCTAACTGCATCTTCAATTTTACATGTTTTGTAGTTAGAAGAAGTAATACTTCTACTATCTCCTATAAAATAAACAGACATTAGAATAAATGTTTAAAAGGGCTTTCAAATTCGCTTTCAGTATCTCCATTTCCTGTAATAACGGGCTTTATAGTATCATTATCGTCTATAGTAAAGGCCATTACAGAAGATTCTTTTTCATCGCTCCCTTGAAATACAAGAGTAACTCCGTCAAATAGTTTTTCTTTTTTAAATGTTTTTCCATCCTCACCTAGTTCTACCTTACCCATTCTAGCTTCTGCTACAAAACAGCAATATTCTGTATTAGTATTATTGTTTATATATTTAATAGCATAAGATGCAGTGTCTCTATTTTGTACATCTTCAAAAAATACATCTGGTAATTCTAATATTTTATACTTATCTACTTTTGTTTTTACAAAAAGCCTAGGAGTAATTGTGTTTTTACCATTAGTTTTAATATGTTCCATAACATATTTAATAACTCTCATTTTAAATTCGTTCATTTTTATAAAATTAAAATTCCCCCAGCTTTGAGTTATGCAGGGACATCGAGTGACCAAGGGTTTGCTAGTAATGCCTTATCGCCACTGGGGGAAAATGTTAATTAATCTATGATTTTTACACCGTAATTTGCTTCAGACCAAGCGTTTATCTCTGTTAGAGTTTTTGGTCCGACACCTTTAATGACTCTTAAATAGCCGTTAGATAACTCTAGGTTTAAGTCAGCTATTGTAGAAAGTCCTGCTGATGCTATTGCTTTTTTAGCTCTAGGAGATAGTCCTGTAAGATCTAATAAAATTAATTCATTAAAATCTTCAACAGGTTTACTTTCTTCTTTTGTTTCATAAGTAATACCAATAGTTTTATTTTTAAGCTCTTCTACATGCTTAAACACATAAGGTTCTACAGGAAGAGTAGGTGGTGTTTCTTTTGTGTCTTTTAAAATTAATCTTGTAATAAATAAAATACAGGTTAAAGAACAAACACCAGCAATAATAAGTAAGTATGTCATAATAAATCTAAGTTTTTAAGTTGTTTTTTGTAAGAATCTAGTATCTTTTCAGATAGCATTAAAAATGTTGAATTGTCTAAGTTTTTTAAGTTTATTTCATGTATTTCGTCTTTTTTAGGTTTTTTAAATAATTTATTTTCTACATTAGACAAGCTCTTCAAAAACTCTTCAGGGCTATCTATATCTTTAAGTTCTTTTTCTACTAATTCCAAGGAAGATTCGTTCTCAAAAGATACTCTTAAGTATACATCTAGCTCTATTTTAGCTTCTGTGTTGTCTAAACATAATTTAGCTATTTTATCTACATCTTCTATAGTTCTATAAATACTTTCTGCTTCTTTATATTTCTTTAATAGAGTTTCGTATTTAAAACTCATTGTTTTTTTCATCATACTTTTCTTGTATTTTTTCTAGGTTAATAAATTCTTTTATTTTGTCTTCATCTAAAGAAGCTTCTACATCGCCTTTTCTAGCTAAGAATTGTCCAAGAACAAATCCCATATTAAAAATAGATTGAGGAGTGTCTAACAAATCAGACGTTTTTTTTACTTGTTTTAAGAATGCCTCAATAAATTTAGAATCAGAGTCTAATGTTCTATCCATTTCTAAAGTAGGTCCTATAGTAAGTAGCAGCTTTTTAATATCGTCAGTAATATTCAAAGCTTCAAGAATACTATCTGAATCGTGATTATATTTCCAGTTCATAGGCTCAGCTTATAATAATTGTTCCGTAAAAAGGTAATACAATAAAAATACCCTCATTCCTCACTCCCATGATATTAGGTAGCAATTGAAATGTATGAGTAAAGTCAAAATTTAAATTAAATAGTTTTTTTGTTTTCATTTGTTATATAATTATTGATTAGTGATTACAGTATAAAAATCATACAGGCAATACTCTGCCTTGTATGACCGCTTACATAGTTGTACACCTATGTAATTCAGAACCAGCTTGACCTCAAGTTCTTACTCTTTTTGTGGATGAGGAAGTATCTCATCACGGTTTTTTTACAAGCAACATGCCCGATTTTACATGCGCCTGGAAATAGTATGGGTGTCAAGGTGTTTACCATACTATTTCATTCTTTCATTAGCACCATCTATAATAGCTTGTAGGTCTAACCTACTAAATCAATTTCCTTCAAAGCTTGCGCTCAGGTCTTATTCACTACTATAAATGGTCATGAGATAATAAACTTTACAATTTATCAGAGTCATCTATAACTGACATTATCTCTTGCTGCCAACTCCTCAGTGTATACTCTCTCTCAAATGGCATTTCAAGGGTACACTGGATAAGGTTATGTGTAGCCAGACTTTCACTGGGTTGTTCTGGATTAGTTATTTCTACATTTTCCCTTATCTTCTTTTAGTGATTGGTACTGAGCTTTCCAAAGTACTAACGTTCTCAATCACTCAGGTCGTAGGTTTGACCTGTTTATTTTTACCACCAAGAAGTATAGTATATTCTATTTCCCTCTTCAATGGCATTCATAGCGTCTTTCAACGCTTCAAGAGTTTCCTCTTTGTAATATTCATCTGAGTTACCTCCATGAAAGAATCCTCCTCCTTGAGGTAGTTGATCAGATAGAATTAATGTTCGCAAGGTTACTATATCTTGTTCTTTTAGCTCTACTTTACAGCAGTTAAAACAATCTATGTTACCAAAAGATTTTATTCCTTTGCCGCCTTTGCTAAAATAAAGATCAGACATAAATTGTTCAAGGTTAGGATGTTTACGCCAGTAGTGAAGTTCTTCTTCTCCTCCACTATGCTCAAAATCTACTTCTTTTCTGTTCTTTCCTTTGTAACTGTACAAATTTGCATCAAGTCCCATGTTCTTCTTTTAAAAAGTTAAATAATTCTGTTAATTGCTCTCTATTGTCTTCTTCTTTTCCTTG